TAAAATACTTTATTGCACTTGAACCAGATTCCACATTTGAATAATGTTTTGTGATAGACTAAGTTTAGTTACTGGTGGATTTGATCCTATTCATAGTGGTCATCTCCAGTACTTTAAAAGAGCAAAGGATTTATCAAACTATCTTGTAGTAGGATTAAATGGTGATCCTTGGTTGACACGTAAGAAAGGACAATACTTTCAGTGTTGGACTGAACGTGCAGATATTATTCGTCACTTAGATATGGTAGATGCTGTCATATCATGGGATGATTCTGATGATTCTGCATGTGGTGCTATTGCTAAATGTTTAGAAATTTCTAATGAGGTTATATTTTGTAATGGTGGTGATAGAGGTAAAACTAATACACCAGAATATGAAAGATATGAAGATGATCCACGGGTAGTATTTGAATTTGGTATTGGGGGAACAGATAAAATGAATAGTAGTTCATGGATACTCCATGGATATTTTGAACGTCAACGTAAATTATTAGGAATATGAAATTAACACAGGAAGTAATTGACAAAATTCAAGAGGCAATGAACCATACTAAAATGAATGGTGAAGAAAATTGGAAAGATGGTGATGAAATTGAAGTATGTCTAGGTGGACATTATGCTGCTGATAAATTCATAGCAATTCATAATAGATCTAAGAATCCTGTTGTGTCTGCTGCTCCACATCCTGATTTTGATTATGAGAAAGAGGAGTGGAAAGGAGGATCTAATTCTTTAGGAAGGTCAGCAGGTTATCATATTAAGGAGGATGGTGTATAATGTGGTATGTTATAGGTTGGACAATAGTTACATTATGGTTATTATCTAAATTGGGTGTTTTTAAAAAGAAATGATTAAATTATGGAGGATATGGAAGTATGCACTGGGTTCATTCTCTGACGAAAAAACTGAACCCTACGACAACTACGTTGTTCTGGTACGTTCTATTATTTTCGTTTCTTATCTCATTACTAATTGTTTTATTACTGCAGGGGTAATTAGGCATTGGAATGATCGTAAATCAATGGCGTGTAGTTCAGAGGTAGAACAGCTGACTGTTAATCAGCCTGTCGCTGGTTCGATCCCAGCCACGCCAGTTTAATCCTATTTTTATTATGAGTGACTTTATCTGGGTTGAAAAATACAGACCTAAAACAATTGATGATTGTATTTTACCTGAAAGTACTAAGAATACTTTTAAGGAATTTCTAAATAGGGGTGAAATACCAAATATGCTTCTTGCTGGTCCTCCTGGTATAGGTAAGACCACAGTTGCTAAAGCATTATGTAATGAACTGGGAGTTGACTTCTATGTCATTAATGGTTCTGATGAGGGAAGATTTTTAGATACTGTTCGTAATAATGCTAAGAATTTTGCATCAACAGTATCACTCACATCTGAAGCAAAGCATAAGGTTATTATTATTGATGAAGCAGACAACACAGGAAATGACGTTCAACTCTTACTTAGGGCCTTTATTGAGGAATTCGCAGGAAACTGTAGGTTCATATTTACCTGCAATTATAAGAACAAAATCCTTGAGCCACTCCATTCCCGTTGTGCCGTCATTGACTTCACAATCAACAAGAGAGATAAACCCAAGATTGCTGCTTCTTTCTTCGAAAGACTTAACTTTATCTTGGACAAAGAACGGATTGAAGCTGATAAGAAAGTATTAGTACAATTAGTAAATAAACATTTTCCAGATTGGAGAAGAGTATTAAATGAGTGTCAGAGATACTCAGTTAGTGGTAAGATAGATACTGGTATATTAGCTGCTTTTTCTGATGTTGCGATTGAAGACCTTATTAAGATCCTTAAAGAGAAAAACTTTCCTGAAGTACGTAAGTGGGTCAACAGTAGTTTGGACAATGATACTAGTGTATTATTTCGTCGCATTTACGATAGTTTATACGAATCCCTTGTCCCTAGCACTATTCCTGCTGCCGTTCTTATTATTGCGAAATATCAATACCAAACCGCATTCGTAGCAGATCAGGAGATAAATATGCTTGCCTGTCTCACTGAAATCATGGTGGAGTGTGAATTCAAATGACACCTCTAGAAGAAAAAATTAAAATGGCTCAAGATCGTATTAAAGAACTTGAGATTCTAATCAAACATTGGAGGAAACAAAATGAGCAAAACAGATGAAAAAATTTGGACTATTTGGATTTCTATTAAACAATGGTTTTCTAGATTGTTTAAAAGTGAAATGGATGCTATAATAGACCCATATGAGAATAATGAGCCACCTAAAATAGGTGAACAACCTTATAGAGACAAACCACTTTCAAAATGGAGATGATGAAATGACAGCACCACCAATCCCAGAATGGGGAACCTTGAGACAAAAACAAAGAAACCAAGTGAAATCTAAATTTTATTACATCTTTTGGGGTGTAGCAACAGCATCTGTACTATTTGGTCAACTATATGTTGGTTCTGGATATAGAAGTTTTGCTAGATCCTTAAATAGAATTTTTGATACTATTGAAGTAGAAGTTGGTAGAGACTATAATGGAGAAAGGTTTTATTAATGAGACCTGAAACTAGAGAATCGATGGAAATGTTGTTTTCTGCCAAATGGAATGTTCCACAGGCATCAAAACATTGTAATTTAACACGTAAGGAAATGATGATTACTTTTAATGAGTATTGTGCCTTACATCCTACAACCTATAATAGGTTTGATACTGAAATTCAATTGGAATTAACATTATGAAATACCCTAAAGATCCTTTAGATGCTACTATTGTTGCTTTTCTGTGGGCAGAATGGTTTGCTAAACAATGTTTAATTGCTCCTTTTTCACTTTATATGAAGTATGATTATTGGAGTCATAATAGAAGAGTAGCAGCAGACGCTAAAGCAGCAAAAGAAAATCCTCCTGTATTACCAGACATTACTAATGAAAGCACTGAAGACCCCTCTTAGATATCCTGGAGGAAAGTCAAAGGCAATTAAAACATTAGCACAATGGTACCCTAAAGTTATTACTGAATATAGGGAACCATTTATTGGTGGTGGTTCTATTGCTATTGATATTACTAAGGCAAATCCAGACATACCTGTATGGGTAAATGATCTGTATGTGCCTCTTTATAATTTCTGGGTGCAACTTCGTGATAGAGGTGAAGAACTCTCTGAGAGGGTTAGACATGAGAAACAAAAGACATTGGATGAAGGTGATCCAGATAAGATAACTGCAAAGGCAAAAGAACTTTTTAATAAGTATAAAGCAGAGATTGATACTTATGATGATTTTGAGAAGGCAGTAGCATTCTTTATAATGAATAAGTGTAGTTATTCTGGATTGACGGAGAATAGTACTTTTTCTAAGACAGCATCTAATTCCAATTTCTCTCTTGTTGGTGCAGATAAGTTAGCAAAGTTCTCTGAGTTGATTAAGAATTGGAAGATTACTAATATTGATTATTCAGAAGTAATGAAAGCTAAAGGTTATGCTGATACTTTTATATTTTTAGATCCACCTTATGATATAAAGGATTTTCTTTATGGTAAGAATAGGGAGATGCATAAATCATTTGATCATGATTTATTTGCCGATCATGTTTCTACATGTATTCATAAGTTTATGATAACATATAATATAAATGATCGTTTGCTTGACCTATATAAGAATTATAACCTTAAAGAGTGGAAATTGAGGTACTCCATGGCTCATCGTGGTGATAAAGGAACTAATGAAAATATTAAGACTGAGTTGTTAGTTACTAATTATGAGGTCAATCCTACAAACACACTACAGGAGATGCTATACTAATGTCTGAAGAACATATAAATGATCTCTATGAAGATATGGAGAGATTAAATGCACTCTATGAGGAGTTGATGTGGCCACACGATGTAGAACTTGATTTTAGTGCTGATTATGAAAATAATCGCATTATAATTCAATTAAAAGATGATAAAATAAAACGACCTGCATTATGACTGAATTGAAAGACTGGTTGAACTCAATTAACCAAACAAAAAAGAATTTAATTGATGAAGATCCTTCATTAGAAAAGGAGTATTCACCATACATTGTGAATCGTATTTACTCTGGACATCTTGATGCAGTAATGTTTGCAAATGAGATGAATAGGTATCATTTCCTACCAAAAAAACTTCAATATGATTTTTTGCTAAATACACTCAGACCTAAGAAGAGATTCTCTCCTTGGTTACGTAAAGATGAGATTAAAGACCTTGACTTGGTGAAACGTTATTATGGGTATAGTAACGAAAAGGCAAAACAAGCTCTTAGAATCCTAACAAAAGACCAAATTAATTTTATAAAATCTAAGTTTGAAACTGGAGGAAGACAATGAGTGTGGTTCAAGAGCCTGAAGTAAAGTGGTCGTCAGATCAAATGGTAGAAATATCATTAAATGAACCTGATGATTTTTTAAAAGTTAGAGAGACTTTAACTCGTATTGGAGTTGCTTCTAGGAAAGAAAAGAAGATATATCAATCATGTCATATTCTCCATAAGCAGGGAAGATATTTTATAGTTCATTTTAAAGAGTTATTTGCATTAGATGGTAAACATGCAAATCTTACTCAGAATGATGTTCAACGTAGAAATCGTATAGTTCAATTATTAGCAGATTGGGGTTTAATTAGTATTGTTGATTCATCTAAGATTCAAGACATTGCACCCTTAAATCAGATAAAAGTGTTATCATATAAAGATAAAAGTGAGTGGATATTAGAAACTAAGTACAATATAGGTAGTAAAAAGAAAAAAACAGAAGAAGCGTAATCTAAATAACATTGCCTTGTATCATTTAAATGGCTACTATAACTCTGAAAACACCTGAAGGTGAAACACATACTTTTGAATGTGATGATGACACAAGTATTTTAGACGCATTAGAAGAAGCAGGATTGGAGCACAACTATTCATGCCGTGCTGGATCCTGCTCTTCTTGTTGCATGAAAGTTTTAGAAGGAACCGTAGATCAGGAAGATCAATTCTTTTTGGATGATGACCAATTAGAAGAAGGATTTGCTCTTACATGTGTTGCAAAACCAACTTCCGATAGTGTTACTCTCCTAACAGAGCAAGAAGAAAATCTATAATACTGCTAAATTATTTTGTAATGATATCTAAGATATGACATCAAATTTAAGCAATGGTATTACAGAACGTCTTTACTATACTTTAGGTAAACGTCCTGATACTGCTTCATCTCATGATATTTACATGGCATTATGTTATGCTGTGAGAGATCAAATGATGTCATATTATCTTACTGAAGATAAACCAAATAAAGAAGTAGCATATCTTTCTGCAGAATTTTTAATTGGACCTCAGCTTGGTAATAATCTTCTTAATTTGGGATTACAAAAAGAAGCAGAAGAAGCAGTAAAAGATTATGATTTAACTTTAGAGCAAGTATTAGATGCAGCAGAAGAACCTGGATTGGGTAATGGTGGTCTAGGTCGTCTAGCTGCATGTTATATGGAGTCTCTAGCAACCTTAAAGGTTCCTGCCACTGGTTATGGTATAAGATATAAGTATGGCATATTCAAGCAGCAGATAAGAGATAATCAGCAATTAGAAGTTACTGATAATTGGTTACATGGAGAATGGCCATGGGAACTCTGTTATCCTGATGAGTCAGTTCTTGTGGGATTTGGTGGAAGAGTAGAGGGATATACTTCTGATAGAGGTAACTATAGAGTTCGTTGGGTTCCAGCAGAACAAGTAGTTGCAGTACCATATGATGTATTGCAGTTGGGGTATAGAGTTAACTCTTGCAATAGATTGAGATTATGGAGAGCAGATGCTACTGAGACATTTGATTTCTATGCATTTAATATTGGTGATTATATGGGTTCAGTAGAACAGAGTGTTTCTTCTGAAACTATATCTAAAGTTTTATATCCTAATGATGGAACTGACCAAGGTAAGGAATTAAGATTGAAACAGCAGTTCTTTTTTGTTAGTGCTTCTCTTCAAGATATGTTTAGAAGTTTAGAGAAAAGGAATATTCCAATAGAAGAATTTTATAATCATTATCAAGTTCAGTTAAATGATACTCATCCATCTGTTGCTGTAGCAGAGATGATGAGATTACTTGTAGATGACCGTCATATGGACTGGGAAGATGCTTGGAATATAGTAAGTAAGTCTATTGCATATACAAACCATACTTTACTTCCAGAGGCATTAGAGAAGTGGGATCTTAAATTATTCCAAAATCTTTTACCAAGACATTTGGAAATTATCTATGAAATTAATTCTAGATTTTTGCAGACTGTAAGACTTAAGTATCCTGGTGATGATAGGATGTTATCTAAATTATCAATCATCGATGAATTTGGTAACAAGTCAGTTCGTATGGCACATCTTGCTACTGTAGGTTCTCATCATGTTAATGGTGTTGCTGCACTTCATTCAGAATTAGTTAAGAGTCAATTGATGCCAGAGTTTTATGATTTATGGCCTCATAAGTTTACTAATGTAACTAATGGTGTTACTCCAAGAAGATGGGTATCACCTATGATTAAAGAT